GGATTCAACATCTTGCTGCCACGCAAGCCCCTAAGGAAGAAGACCCTACTATGAACATGACCGAATCACGTTGGAACCAAAAGAGTTCTAAAAAAACCAGCCGCGCAGTTAAAGGTGCAACAGAAGTTATTGTAAGACATCATAAAGCAGTTGATGAAATGTATGCAGGCTCTCGCAGTCAACGAAATAACATCAGGGCAATTTACATTCAAAACAAAGACGGGGAAAGATTTAAATATCCGTTCATTCATCCAGCAGGCGCATTTGCCATGGCTCAACACGTTGACCACGGTGGTGTTCCGCACGACCCAGCTGGCAAGGCTATCGTTCGTATGAGTGAACAGATTGCTCAACTACAAGAATTCCAAAGACAAGTACAACATACAAGTTTACATGATGATGCTATGGGAATTACAGAAAGGGCCGTAGGCCGATTAAATGAACTAAAAGCAACTATCGAAGCACTAAGCAAGCGTCATCATTATGAATCATGGGTGGGCGAATTAGCAGGTGTAGACCAAGGCGATGACCTAATGGAACTAGATCCTGTGACCATGGAAACTTATAAGGCAAAATTTACAGAAACAAATTTCAAAGAAGATCTAGCAAGTTTCTTTCCATTGATTCACAGGATTATGCAAGAAACAAATACTGTAGACTTAGAAGAATACGTAAGTGAAGAAACAGACATTTGTCCAGATTGCAAAGAAGATCCTTGTGTATGTGGAACTAATGTTAAAGAAAACGCATTTAGCAAATTTGAAGAATGGGCAGAAGCCACGGAACAAGGCCAATTAACAGACGACGAAATTGAAGCACTAAAACAAGCAATGAACGAACTGCCCAACGGCGAATTAGAATTGGGTCCAGATGGTCAAACAGCATGGCAATTTTTCAGCGGCTTGGGTCTAACTGATTCTGATCTAGAAGATAAATTTAAATCAGCATCTGAATTAGATCCATCTGCTGATCCTATGGAAGTTTTAAAAATGTGGGCTCAAGAAAGCTACCCTGAACTATTAGTAGCACTAGGTCTAACAGGCTCAGGCCAAGAAGAACCATCGGCAGAAATGCCACCGGCTGCGCCTGCTCCAGTAGCTCCTCCTGCAGAACCCCCAGTAGCAGAAGGCAAAGAAGGCAATATGGTACAAGAAGTTGCCAAGATTGTTAAGAGTTTTTACAATCGTGACAACCCAGAAGTTGGTCCATTCCGCGGTGGAGAAGGTATCACACTCGACGTAAAAAAACAAATTGCAGAAAAATTTGGAGAAGAAGCTGGTGAACAAGCTGCCCAAATGGCAGAACAATTTATAAACAAATTAACACAAGAATGGCAACAGCGTCATGGACAAGTAGGTAATGTAGAACCAACTGACGGACTAGCAAGATTAAAAGAATTATTGGGCAACGTTAAACAAAAAGTAGAAAGCATTAGCCCGGATAAAGAAGACCCCCCATTTGATCCAGACCCTCCTAGAGATGGTGAAAGAAAAGATCAATTTGGAAATCCTATCAAACACGTAGCAAAACACTTGGCCAAGCAAGGTATGAAACAAGTCCAAGGTGACGGCAGAGAATTAGCCAGACTAAAAGAATTACTAGGCAACGTCAAAGAAAAAGTAGAAAGCATTGGATCACAAGAAGAAGCATATAACCCCAATAGTGTTGATGCACAACACCGTCGCGATTTAGAAGCATCACATGAAAAACATTTAAAAGACAAAGCCGCCAGCGGCGATCAAAATGCTCAAGCACGATTAGATGCATTAGCACAGAAAAAAGAACGAATGAGAAATGACTACAATGATCGCATGGAACGTGAAAGCGTAAACAAGAGCCAAATCCCTGCATACAAGCGCAAAGAACAGGGCGGCGACTGGAAAGTGTCTACCAAAGATTTAGAAAAAGAAAAAACCAATAGCCCAACAAGCTCAGCAGGATTAGCACGTAAGAAAGCGGAATTAGGTATAAGTGAAGAACTAGCCGCAATTATGAAATTATCCGGAATGGCAAAATAAATCAAAATATACCAATAAAACTCTTGACAGGATAAATAAAACTGTGTATAGTTAACGCTATGCACAGTTTTTCTTTTAGTCAGTTGGCTTTAAGAAAGCGGCACATAAAACTTTATTAAGGAAACATTATTATGGCAACGTTAGCAGAAATTCGCGCAAAACTTCAACAGAGCGCACAAAATACCGGCGGACAATCCGGCGGCGACAACGCAATATTTCCACACTGGAACATCGCAGAGAACACAAACGTGACAGTTCGTTTCTTGCCCGATGGCGACACAAACAACACTTTTTTCTGGTTAGAGAGAGCAATGATTAAATTGCCTTTTGCTGGGATTAAAGGTGAAACAAATTCTAAGCCCGTGACTGTGCAAGTCCCCTGTATGGAAATGTGGGGCGAGACTTGTCCAGTTCTTACTGAGGTTCGTCCTTGGTTCAAAGACAAGAGTTTGGAAGACATGGGTCGTAAGTACTGGAAGAAAAAGAGTTATCTGTTCCAAGGATTTGTTGTTGACAGCAAGTTCAAGGAAGACCGTACTCCGGAGAATCCAATTCGTCGATTCATCATTGGTAGCCAGATTTTTAACATTGTTAAGAACGCACTAATGGATGCAGAGATCGAAGAATTGCCAACAGACTACGTTCGTGGTTTGGATTTTAAGATTGCGAAAACTAGCAAAGGTGGTTATGCTGACTACTCTACTTCTACTTGGGCTCGTCGTGAACGTGCTTTGAGCGAAGAAGAAAATGCGGCTATTGCACAACACGGTTTGTTCAAACTATCTGACTTCTTGCCTAAGAAGCCCGGTGCAGTCGAACTAAAAGTTATTGCAGAAATGTTTGCGGCATCTGTTGATGGCGAAGCATATGATCCAGCTCGTTGGAGCCAATACTTTAAGCCGGCAGGCTTCGGCGGCCGTGATGAAGCCAGTGGCTCTCCAACTCCTGCTCCTACTCCGGCACCTAAGGCAGCACCTGCACCAGTAGCTGAAGAAGTTGCACCTTGGGAAGAAGAAGTTGCAACTGCTGAGAAATCATTCTCAGCGCCTGCTCCAAAAGCAGTAAGCGCCGGCGGTGAGGCATCTAGCAGAGCAGCCGATATTATTGCGATGATACGTAATCGCCAAAGTACTTAATTAGGAGATAGATATGGGAAAGGCCTTCGATATTTCGAAGTTCCGTAAGTCTATTACTAAAAGTATTGATGGCTTGGGAATTGGGTTTAACGACCCTACCGATTGGATTTCAACCGGTAACTACGCCCTAAATTATCTTATCTCGGGGGACTTCTTTAAGGGAGTCCCTTTGGGTAAGGTAACTGTATTTGCTGGTGAATCTGGTGCAGGTAAATCTTATATCTGCTCTGGAAACATTATTAAGGCAGCACAGGAACAGGGCATTTATGTTATTCTTGTCGACAGCGAAAACGCTCTTGATGAGAAATGGCTCCTAGACTTAGGAGTAGATACTAGCGATAATAAGTTGTTAAAACTTAACATGGCCATGATTGACGATGTAGCTAAGACTATTAGTGAATTCATGAAAGAGTACAAGGTTATGCCTGACAGCGAGCGTCCTAAGGTGTTATTTGTTATTGACAGTTTAGGCATGTTGTTGACTCCTACCGACGTTAATCAGTTTGAAGCAGGTGAAATGAAAGGTGATATGGGCCGTAAGCCTAAAGCACTTACAAGTCTTGTTCGTAACTGTGTTAACATGTTTGGATCATGGAATGTAGGTATGGTTTGTACAAATCACACTTATGCGTCACAGGACATGTTTGATCCAGATGACAAGATCAGTGGCGGCCAGGGTTTCATTTATGCGAGCTCCATTGTCGTTGCTATGCGTAAATTAAAATTAAAAACTGATGCAGATGGTAATAAGACTACAACTGTTAACGGTATCCGTTCAGCTTGTAAGATTATGAAAACACGTTATTCTAAGCCATTTGAATCAGTGCAAGTTGAGATTCCCTACACAACAGGCATGAGCCCACATAGCGGATTGGTTGATTTGTTCGAAGCCAAGGGTATGTTGAAAAAAGAAGGCAATAGTCTTGTTTATACAACGGCAGAAGGTGAAATAATCAAACAATTCCGTAAAGCATGGGATCGTAATGAAAAAGAAGGTTTGTCTATCATGATGGAAGAAATTTCCAAGAATGGTATGAAAACTGAAGCAACATTAGTAATAGAAGACACCGAGGAGGCATGATGGAAGAAGATTTAATCATAGAAGTATGGGATACATTCAGAGAATATGTCTCTGATAAAAACAAAGAAGTTGCCGCAAATCAATATATTGATTTTTTAATAGGCAAAGATGTTGAATTGTCAGTCCTTCAAAGTTTGATAGGATATGACACCTATCTTGACAATGCAATCCAACTAGTTGTAGATGAAAATAAAGACGACGAGGACGAGATTGACGAAGAAGATTACGACTACGGCGAAGATCTGGACTGAGTATGTCATGGTACTCTAAAGTAAGCAAAGACATATCGTTCCTTCCTGACTGTATAGAGCACTTTTACAAAGAACTAGATTCTGCAAGGTATGAGGTTAAAATACACGGCAACGTGGAAAAAGCCTCAGCCCATTTACCGGGTATTGTTGAACAACGATTCAATCAGCTTCAAGAAATTGAAGCTGTTCTTGAATATTTGAACATTGAACTAAGGCGTACCCGCAGTAAAGCATTTAAGAAGTATCTAGAAAGTTATCAAAGAGCACTAAGCAGCCGCGATGTTGAAAAGTATGTCGATGGTGAAGCAGATGTAGTTGATATGGAGAAAATTATCAACGAATTTGCCCTGCTACGTAATCAATGGTTGGGTATTGTTAAGGCGTTGGATATAAAACAATGGCAACTTAGTAATATTATCAAACTTCGAACCGCTGGACTAGAAGACGTAGTGCTGTAAACAAAAAGGAGACTTGCTCTCCTTTTTGTTTTATGTTATAATAACTTTATGTATATTGAAGACCTAATTATTGCCCTAGCTATCAGTCGTAATGTGTCAATGAATCCATATGATTCAAAATTGATATACAGTTTTCACGATCAAATATCACGTGGATCCGGATTTACAGAAAAACAAGAACTATTGTCAGTAAAAATTCTCAAAAGACAGGCAGCAAAGTTAAATTCCATTTTTGGCAAGGATATTTTACCATTTTTAGAAAATCCTGGATTTAGATTGGCTCGACGATTGGTGTCTTCTTTCAAACGTATTAGCATATTAATGCATCCTAACTTTGGAAAGACAATTAGAGTTGAGTTCCCCTTCAATGAATCCTTATTGGGTAGAATTAGAGAAGAAAAATCTAAGTTAAACATGGCACAGTGGGACGCAGAACAAAAATCCTGGATTTTTTCACTGGATGAGCGGTCATTAACATTTCTAGGTCGTGTTGCCATTGAAGAAAATTTCAAAGTTGACGAAGAGTTTGAAAATTATCAAAATCAAATCAGAGAAATTGAAGGCTCCATTGAACAGTACATTCCAATGTTATCATTTAATGACAAAAATCTGAAATTTTTGAATATTTCTGAAAAAATAGCTCAACCTACCAATACAAACATTATTGAAAATATGTTCATGGCAAGAAAATTAGGAATTTTTACCTGGGACGAACCCATTGAAGAAACTGATGAGTGGAAAAATGCAGACCTAACGGTTAAACGATTCCTACAAACAGATCCCGGCGAAACTATCTCAGTAAATTTGGAAGAAATCAGTATTTTTTCTCTTAAAGATATTGTAAAATATATGTCACCAACATTGTTTGTAATACCGGGTGGCAGTGAAATAGAAAAATTAGAAAAATCTTTAGAATTTTTGAAAGCTAATAAAATTACCAACGAAGAAATTAGTGTGCTGTTTAGATTACCCACTGAGACTGGTGAAAAATTCAATAATTTTGTCAGAGAAGAGAAATTAAATTCTAGCATCAGTGAAAAGACTAAAGCAGTGTTTATTAGTAGTAAGGTTCCTAAAACAATACTTGACAAAAAAATAAAATTTAATTGCATAGTGAATTTTAATTTTTATAATATCCATTATTCCATTAAAAATTTGCTAAGTTGGCACCATAACGTGATTCATATGTTAGACAACAATAAAACAAGGACCTTAGATTTTGGCATCATGTAAAATTATTATTAAGGATGAAGTAAATGTTAAGATTGAAAATTTAGATCTTGATGCACGTAAGGCCTTGGTTAAAAAATTCAAGTATGAAGACCCCACTGCCCGATTTAGACCATCTTATAAACTAGGCCGATGGGACGGCAGTATCAGCTTTTTTGGTCTTGGCGGCACTACCTATATGAGTATGCTACCTCAGGTCCTTGAGTACCTTGAAGCAAAGAATTATTATATCGAATTAGAAGATCATCGCCGTCCGACAGCATTAAGTTTCCCTGAAATTTCTGAGGAATTTTGGGGTGATCAAACATGGCCTGTGGGTCATCGATTTGCCGGAGAAAAGATTAGACTACGTGATGACCAAGTTGAAGTTATTAATAAGTTTTTAGAAAATCCTCAGTGCATACAAGAAATTGCCACAGGCTTTGGTAAGACAATTACCACTGCAACTTTGGCAAAAATCTGTGAAAAATATGGTCGAACTATTACCATTGTTCCTAACAAAAGTCTTGTAGAACAGACAGAGGAAGACTTTCTTAACTGCGGATTAGACGTTGGTGTTTACTATGGCGACAGAAAAAATCTTGACAAAACACATACAATCTGTACCTGGCAAAGTTTGAACATTTTAGACAAAGGTTCCAGAGAATTTGACGGTGAAGACCAACTACTACGCCTGGCTGAATTGTTAGACGGTGTCAGCTGTGTTATGGTTGATGAGGTACATATGGCCAAAGCAGAAGTGTTAAAGAATTTATTAACACGCAATCTATCCAATGCACCCATACGTTGGGGATTAACCGGTACAGTACCAAAAGCAGACCACGAATTCCAGGCTCTACGTGCTAGTCTAGGTGAAGTTGTTCACCGTGTTAAAGCATACGAACTTCAAGAAAAGGGTGTGCTCAGTGATTGTCAGGTAACAGTAATTCAAACAGCAGAGTGGAAAGAGTTTGAAAGTTATGCAGGAGAATTAAAGTATCTTGTTACTGATATAACTCGTATGAACTGGATCAGTAATCTTATTAACGGCATTGCAGAAACCGGTAACACTCTAGTATTAGTTGACAGAATTGAGTCGGGTCAATTAATTATTAACAACATTCCCAACAGTGTTTTTGTCTCGGGCTCAATGAAAACTAAAGATAGAAAAGATGAGTATGACGAAATTAAAACCTCTACTAACAAGATTATTGTGGCGACTTACGGTGTGGCCGCTGTGGGTATTAATATCCCCCGTATTTTTAATATGGTTCTTCTTGAGCCCGGAAAGAGCTTTGTCAGAGTTATACAAAGCATTGGGCGAGGCATTAGAAAAGCAGACGACAAGGACTTCGTCCAGATCTGGGACCTTACGGCATCTACAAAGTACGCGAAGAGGCATCTTACTGAACGTAAGAAGTTTTATAAAGAAGCCAAATATCCGTTTGAAATACAAAAAGTGAAATATCAATAATGCAAATTTTAACATTAGAAAACAAAACATTCTATCTGAATGATCTACCAGAGGAAGTAGATGAGGATTTAAGATTCTCAGTACTTGACAATAGTGATAATCAAAATCCTGATTATTTCTTTATTCCTCTTATCTTCCTTGAAAGTTTTACAGGCCCGGCTGCTGTATTAAAGATTGGACCATACGACCTTACTATGCCATTAGATTGGTGTACTATAGTCGGTGATCCAGAAGGACCTGCCATGGAAGTGTTACCTTTAACCAGTTTAAATGATCGTGGATTTAAGACCTATTGTTTTAATCCTATTAGTGGATTTAGGCCAGAATTTCATGAGATAGATATCATAGACATCTATCCAGACGTTAAATGGTATTTTCCCAAAATGAAACCTGGACAACTTTTATGCACTCCACTAATTGGCGGTAACAAACCAATGTGTGCTTATTTTGTTAAAGAAGTTAGTCGTCAAAGTGAAATTGTAGATTATACTAGGTGCTGGTAAAATATGGGAACACTAACTCCGGGTGCCACATACATCTATGAACGGAATGGTGAAGAAATTTACGCTAGAGAAATAGGTGCTCCAGTTCAATCGAGAAAATTAATTGGCTATCAATATGAGAATAAAGTAGATCCGAGAACACCTGATGGTCGTCCACTATACGAGCATATAAAAGAAGATAAACTTTGGGGAGATATACGCCGTGAAGCTCGGACAAACCCAGCCTTGCAAAAAGCCATGGAACAGTGTATAATAATATATCATTTAAGCAAAAACAAGGAAACAGTAGATTGGCATCCGGTATGAAGTTTTTCAGAAAGCAAGAAGTAATGCGTATTGATTCTAATGGCGGTCTCGGTATTGGCGGTGGTTCTCCGAGCACTACACTCGGTGCATGGGGTGAATGGCAAGAGATACAAAAACTTGCAGAAACTAATCCTGCTGTAAAAATCGCATTAGACAAATTAATGACAGTATATCATTTAAGTAAAGATCATGGCAACAACAAAACCTAAAAAAGAACCAAAGAAACGGGCACTTGATTTAACTAAGGTGTTGTCTGCCGTTGACAATAAGAACTATGAATTCTACGACAATCTCACAGCCGCAGAATTAAAAGAGTTTAGTCCTTATGTATTGCTAAGATTTGTTAGTAGTGTTGGATCTAATGACAGAGAGATTCAAGAATGGTTTGTTGAAATGACCAATGAGATGGTTAATAAACACCATTGGATGCTAAGTAAGAATCATGAGAAGTTGTTGTGGTTATTGTATGCCGCCACCGGCGCAGGCATTAAAAGCTATCATCCTTACTTGCCAGCCCTGAAAGCAGACTTTGACAAGTTTGAAAAGTTGTTGGCTATCCTACATCCAACATATAAGATGGATGAGATTAAATTGCTGGCCAGTGTAATGACAGATGAAGAGAAGCTAGAGTTGTTTGATAAAATGGGTTTTGATAAAAAAGATAGAAAAGAATATCAATGATAGCACTTGTGGAACAGCCCTTTATTTGTGTACATTGTAGTAAGAGTTTTATGAAAGAAAAGACTCTTGTTGCTCACATGTGCGAAAGGAAACGCCGAGCTCTACAAGAGACTGAGAAGCGAGTGCAGGCAGGATTTATGGCCTATAATAGATTCTATCAACTTACACAAGGCAACAAAGTTCTTAAGAACTATGACCACTTTTGCAACTCTGCTTACTACAATGCCTTTGTAAAATTTGGTAGTTTTGTTAACAATGTAAATCCATTATATCCTACTAAGTTTATTGACTTCGTTATTAAGAGTGGTGTTAAGTTAGATCATTGGTGCAGGGATGAACTCTATGAACAGTATCTATTTGAGATGCTTAAAGTAGAACCAGTTGAAGCCGCAGTACAACGGACCTTGCAGACAATGATGGAATGGGGTGATGATCATAATGCAAATTTTGCACATTACTTTAACTATGTCAGTCTTAATAAAGCAGTCCATGATATTGTCAACGGCAAGATCAGTTGTTGGGTTTTGTTAAATTGTAATTCAGGTAAAGACATGGCAGGTAAGATGAATGACGAACAATTGGCAATGATTGAACCTGCATTTGACCTTAAGTATTGGTTAAAGAAATTTAAAGAATTCCCCGCAGATGTAGCACTTGTTAAAGAGATACTTGCAGAGGCAGGAGTCAAATGACCGTGATTAAATTATTAGATAAAGATCCAGGTTCTATAATAGACATAGTCAAAGAACTACGTGCTAGCGGTTTGGTACAAGGTAAAGATTTTGATTTTGCATTTCATCGAACTCGTTGGGATCCTATGATCGGTGATGTTAAAGGGTTTACTAATTTTACCTTTTACGAAGAAAAGTTAGCAACCTTGTTTGCATTAAGATATGCTTCATGACCGGATTTGCAAGTAAGCGGGCAATGTCTCGTAGTTTACAAGATGACATTTTAGATAATTTGGCAAAACGAATGGCAGACCAGATTGATAAAGAACTATTAGATGATCTTATGATTGATGTACTTAAAGATGAAGGGTGGATACAAACTAAAGTTAATCCTGGATTCACAGACATGGCGATGATGTATGGCGCTCCTAGTGATTGGTATACCAAAACAGCAGAATGGATTCACCTCAATGCCCAAGGTGACTATAAGTTGCTAAAAGGGCAGTGGTTGTTCAAAGACCCCAAGGATGCTACAATGTTTATATTGAGGTGGTCATGAAACATTTTAAATTAAAAAATACAGGTGCAAGGGGCTGGTTTGTGGGATCATTTCCGGAAGCAGCCGTTCAAACAGATCTGGCAGAAGTTTGTTACACTCCGGAACCAGTTGGACCTATCAAAGCTCATTATCATATCAAATGTACAGAAACATTACTCATAATTTCAGGGAGCTGTATCATTCATGGCAATAAGTATATTGCAGGTGATGTTATTGTTTTAGAGCCAGGCGAAATAAACGATTCGAATTACCTAGAACCATCGTTTGTCATTGGAGTAAAAACTCCAGCAGGCGGCGATGATAAAGTATACATATAAGTATGGAAAATATAAAACAGTTCTGTGAACAACATCAAATCCGAGTACTCGATACAAACAAACGAGCAAGTCGATATCATAAAGTTAATATAAATTACTTTAGAGATCCTATGGATTTTAATCGAGTATATGAAGATATTGTAGTTGATAGTGAACCCTTGTATACTGTAGAGATTGCAGAAAGTGAATTAGAACGTATTGCAGATTTTGAAGCGCAGGTTTTTAATAATATGAAAAAGCAAGGTCATTATCATATGTTTGAAATGATTATGGAACAGAAAGAACACGAGAAATATTTGTATAACAAATATGCAGCAGTAAAAAAAGCATATGAACATTACAGTCTAATGCTAAAATTGGCCGAAAGCGGAGAACTATGAGATTAAAAGGATTTGTAGAAAAAGGTTGGGGCAGTGAATTGATTTGGGCAACTAACGACAAATACTGCGGTAAGTTTATGAACTTTAATGCAGGTGCAAAGTTTAGTATGCACTTCCATAAAGACAAAGAAGAAACTTGGTATATACAACT